GAGCCGCATCCAGGGGCGCATCCAGGCGGTGCTTTCGCTGCCGGCCTCGCCGCTGGCGGCGTTGCGCGGGCTGCGGCGGCTGTTCCATTTCGGCCAGGACGGGATGGCCACGGGCTATTCCGCCCCGGCCGTGGCCACCACGCCGGCGCGCCAAGCGCAGATCGCCAACGAGGCGGCCATGACCGCGCTGATGCGCCAAACCGCCGTAGCCACCGCTGCCGAGGCGTCCGCCCGGTGCGAATTCGCCAGCTTTGAGGATGCGACGGAATTGCGCGAGTCGCTGGCCGCCGCCCTGGAGACCGAGTCGGAGACGGCCGATGACACCGTCTACCAGGCGCTCATGGATCTGCGCGCGGCCGTGGTGGCGGACATCACGGCGCGTGGCGCCGACCTGGCGCGCATCGTAATCGTGCGCCAGCGTGGCACCCTGCCGGTGCTGGTGGTGGCGCACCGGCTCTATGGCGACGCCACCCGCGCCGAGGAGATCGTGGCGCGCAACGTTATCTGTCACCCCGGCTTCGTGCCCGGCGGCCGCGATCTGCGGGTCACCGTAGCGCAGGCATCCCTGCCTGCGTCGTCGGCAGACTGGAAGCCTGCGCTACAAGGAAAGCCGCAATGACGGTCGAGCTGCTGGTCAACGGCCGCGTCTATGAGGGCTGGGAGAGTGTGCGCGTCACGCGCGGCATCGAGCAGGTGGCGGGGGATTTCGCCCTCTCCGTGACCGATCGCTGGAGCGAGAACGGCGACCTCCGCGCCTGGCCGCTCAACGCGCTGGACGCCTGCGAAGTGCGCCTGGATGGCGCGCCGGTGATCTCGGGTTATCTGGATGCCGTGTCGATCAGCCTGGATGCCGGCAGCCACGGCGTGAGCGTCCAGGGACGGGACAAGCCAGGCGACCTGGTGGATTGTTCCGCCGTCCATGCCGGGCAATGGCAGAACGCCACGGTGGAGCGGATCGCGCGGGATCTGTGCAAACCGTTCGGTATTGACGTCGTGGTCGCCCTGGCCGGCCTGCTGGGCGAGCCGCTCAAGAGCTTCGCCCTCCAGGAGGGGGAATCGGTATTCGAGGCGTTGGACCGCGCCGCGCGCAGCCGCGCCCTGCTGCTGACCAGTGACCCGGCCGGCCGCCTGGTCGTCACCCGGCGCGGTGTGCAGCGCGTGCCGGTGGACGTGGTGGAGGGCGTGAACCTGCTCTCCGGCAGCGCGGAGTACCGCGTGAATGAACGCTTCTCCAGCATCACGGTGAAGGGCCAGGCGCGCGGCAGCGACGCGCAGGGCGCCGAGCCGGCGGCGACGGTGAAGGCCACGGCGCGTGACGCCGAGATCACCCGCCACCGCCCCCTGGTGGTGATCGCGGAGGAGCAGGGCGGCAGCGTGGCGGCCCGCGCCGACTGGGAACGCCGCATCCGCATGGGACGCGGCAGCCGCGCCACGGTGACGGTGCAGGGCTGGAGCCATGCCGGCGGGCTGTGGCTGCCGAATCGACTGGTGCGGGTGAAATCACCCTCCCTGCGCGTGGATGCCGATCTGCTGATCGTGTCCTGTTCCTACACCCTGGATGGCGGCGGCAGCCGCACCGAACTGACGCTGGCGCATCCGGCCGCATTCGACCAGATCGCCGGCGTCAAATCCGGCCGCCTTGCCAGCAAGATCGACGGCAAAAATGGCGCGGCCGTCGAGACGAAAGACGGCCTGAGGAAGAAGAAATGAGCGACCTGTTTGCCATCCTCGCTCGCCGCATCCGCCTGATCGCCTCGCGCGCCGTGCTGCGCCTGGTGGACGATGCCGGCGGCCTCCAGTGCGTGCAGCTCACCCTGCTGGCCGACGAGACCCGCGATGGCGTCGAGCGGTTCCAGGATTACGGCCTGACCTCTCACCCCCACCCCGGCGCCGAGGCGGTGGCCATCGCCCTGGGCGGCAGCCGCGACCACCTGGTGGCGATCGCCATAGACGACCGCCGCTATCGCCTGCGCGCACTGGCCGAGGGCGAGGTGGCGCTGTACGACGACCTCGGCCACCAGGTGCATCTGACTCGTGACGGCATCGTCATCCACGGTGGCGGCCACCAGGTGACCATCACCGGAGCGCCGAAGCTGCGCGTAGAGGCGGACATCGAGGCCACCGGGGAGATCACCGACCGTTGCGATAGCAGCGGCGAGTCCATGTCCGGCATGCGCGGCATCTACAACACCCATACCCATCCGGGCGACTCCGGTGGCACCACCGGACAGCCCAACCAGGGCATGTGATGAGCGACATCAAAACACGCTTTCTCGGCTTCGACCAGGGCGCGGACTATGCCTTGGCCGGCCTCGGCCTGGAGGCCGACGAGGGCCTGGAAACAGCGGTGATCCTGTCCCTGTTCACGGATCGCCGCGCCGAGCCGGATGATGTGATCCCGGACGGCACCGATGACCGTCGCGGCTGGTGGGCGGACGCCTGGCCCACCCTCTCGGGCGACCGCATCGGCTCCCGTCTCTGGTTGCTGCACCGGGAAAAGCAACTCCCCGGCGTGCTGGCGCGTGCCGAGGAATACGCCCGCGAGGCGCTGGCCTGGCTGATCGAGGATGGCGTCGCCGAGCGTGTCGAGGTGGTCGCCAGCATCCCGCGCGGCGGCATCCTGGGCCTGGCCGTGAGCATCACCCGGCCGCGCTCGCCCACCGTGCAATACCGTTTCGACGCCTTCTGGGGTAACTCATGAGCTTTGCCCGTCCCGACCTTGCCAGCCTGATCGAGCGCGCCGTCCAGGACATCGAGACCCGCCTGCCCGGCGCCGATGCCCGCCTGCGCCGCAGCAACCTCAACGTCCTGGCCCGAGTCCAGTCCGGCGGCCTGCATGGCCTCTACGGCTACCTGGACTGGATCGCGCGCCAAGTGCTGCCCGATACGGCCGACACCGAGCAGCTCGATCGCTGGGCGGCTATCTGGGGTGTGGCGCGCAAGTCGGCCGAGTTCGCGGCCGGCGCCGTGGTCGTGACCGGCCTCTCCGGAGCGGTGGTGCCGGCGGGATCGGTATTCCAGGCATCCGATGGCCAGGAATTCATCGCCGATGCCGACGCCACCCTGGTGTCCGGCGCAGTGAGTGTCGCCGTCACCGCCTCCACCGCCGGCCAGGCCGGTAATCTGGATGCCGGCGTGGCGCTGACCCTGGGCAGCCCGATCAGCAGCGTCGACAGCGCGGCCACGGTGGCCGCCGGCGGCCTGACTGGCGGCGCCGACGCGGAGACCGACGACGATCTGCGCGCCCGTCTGCTCGATCGCATCCAGCAACCCCCGCAAGGCGGCTGCGCCTATGACTACGTGGCCTGGGCGCTGGCCGTGCCGGGCGTTACCCGCGCCTGGGTCACTCCCGGCGAGCTGGGCCTGGGCACGGTGACCGTGCGCTTCGTGCGCGACGACGACGCCAGCCTGATCCCGGACGCGGGCGAGGTTGCCACGGTACAAGCCTATATAGAGATGCTGCGCCCGGTGACGGCCGCCGTGACTGTCGTGGCGCCGGTGCACGTGCCACTCGATCTGACGCTCTCCATCACCCCGGACACAGCCACCATCCGCGCCGCCATCACGGCCGAACTGGCCGATCTGCTGCGCCGCGAGGCCGAGCCGGGCGGTACGATCCTGCTCAGCCACCTGCGCGAGGCCATCAGCCTGGCCAGCGGCGAGACCGATCACGTGCTCACCAGCCCGGCCGCCAACGTCACCCATACCACCGGCCAGATGGCCACCCTGGGGACGATCACATGGGCATGACCGCCGCCGCCTATCTGGAGCAACTCCAGGCGCTGCTGCCCACGGGTACTGCCTGGCCGCGCGACCCGGCCGCCACGCTCACCCGCCTACTGGAATCCTGGGGCGATGGCCTGGCCCGCCTCGATGGCCGCACCGGGCAGCTCCTCGATGAGGCCGACCCGCGCATGACGGCCGAGCTGCTCGCCGACTGGGAGCGCGTCGCCGGCCTGCCGGATGCCTGCGTCGCGGCCGAGCAGACATCCGCCCAGCGCCGCGCCGCCCTGTATGTCCGGCTCACCTCACTGGGCGGACAGACCGCCGCCTATTACCTCGCCCTGGCGGCCAGCCTGAGCTACACCATCAGCGTTACCGAGTTCACCCCGCACAGCGTCAACGACGACGTCGAGCACCCGCTGTACGGCCAGCCCTGGGCCTACGCCTGGCAGGTCGGCGCGCGCCAGGACAGCGTCGGCGTGCTGAGCGTCTCCGACAGCGCCGCCGATCCGCTCGCCTGGTGGGGCAACAATGCGCTGGAGTGCGTGATCTCCAGGCTCAAGCCCGCCCACACCCACGTCCTGTTTGCCTACACATAAGGAGATCACCACATGGATCGCGTATACGATATCGGCGCCAGCGCCTCGCCGCCTGCCGCGCCCGCCTCCCCCTCAACCGGCTACCCCACCGCCGGCAACCCCTCCGGCGGCATTGCCGCCACCAAGCCGGGGCCGTGGTGGTACCACATGGTCACCGAGGAGCTGCGCGCCGTGGTGGCGGCGGCCGGACTCACGCCCGATCACCTCGCGCTCAACCAGCTCGCCACCGCCATTGCCGCGCTCTCCGCCGTCAGCGCGGTCCCGGCCGGCACCGTGGTCTACCTGGCCATGAGCACCGTGCCGGCCGGTTGGCTCAAGGCCAACGGCGCGGCGGTCTCGCGCGCCACCTATGCAGCATTGTTCGCGGCTATCGGAACCACATTCGGGGTGGGCGACGGCGGCACCACGTTCACCCTGCCCGACCTGCGCGGCGAGTTTATCCGGGGGTGGGATGATGGGCGCGGGGCAGACGCTGGCCGCACTCTGGGTTCATGGCAGGTCGCAACTGCCTTCATGGGTGATGGCGATGGCGTCAATCCGGGTGTGCCGAGCCTGAATGATTCCACTCACAAGACGGTGCTTGGCTTTGATCTTGATACGGCCCCCGCCAATGCCACCGGTCTCACGATTCACTACTGCCAGACGGTAAGCAGCGCAGCTGGAATCACTGGTATTCACACGGATGGTGGCGCTAGTACTGTGACTGAGTTTGCGCGCACTCGACCGCGTAACGTGGCATTGCTCGCTTGCATCAAATATTGACCGGAGACGACCATGCAAATCCACCACTACAACCCCACCACAGGCCTGCCGCTGGGCGCCTCACAGGCCGATGAATCGCCCCTGGAGCCGGGGGTGTACCTGATCCCGGCACACGCTACCCCGGTCGCGCCCCCCGTCTCCGGGAGCGGCGATCGCGTGCGCTGGGACGGCTCGGATTGGCGGATCGAGCCGATCCCCGTCCCGGAACAGCCGGCCCCTCCCACACTGGATGACCTGCGGATGACTAAACGCAGTGAGGTTGACGCCGCCTACCGCTATGCCATTTCTCCCGTGATTGACGGCTACACCGAGGAAGAGCGGGACTCCTGGTCGATGCAAGAGGCGGAAGCACGCGCCCTACAGACCGACCCAGCCGCCCCCACTCCACTGCTGAGCGCCATCGCCACTGCGCGCGGCATTTCCGTCGCCGACCTGGCGAATATAGTCATCACCAAGGCGGCCCAGTACGCCACCCTGGCAGGCACCGCCTTCGGCACACGACGAGTGTTGCTCGCGGCTATCACAGCAGCCACCGACAGCACCCACCTCGACGCGATTGCATGGGCGTGATTCGCGCAATTAAATTGCGTCCCGCGCAATAGCGCGGTGTGCCATTTATCGCACAAATCTATGCCAAATATCGCGCGCCGCTACAGCATGAAGTATCCCGCGCCGCCTTTTCCCCCTGTTTACCCAGCCGACACAGGTTGTTTCAGGTTGTTTCGCGGCATCCGGCGCGGGCGTGCTTGCCGGTAACATGGTGCTTCCCCGCATTCCTGGCGGGAGGAGGTGGAGAGAGTGGGCGAGGAAGCAAAACAACGCATTCTGCTGGTGGACGACGACGCGGCGCTGCGCGAACTGGTCGCCGATTACCTCGGCGCCAGCGGTTTCCAGGTGGAGGGCGTGGGCGATGGCGCCGCTTTTCGCGCCCGCATGGCGGAGCGTGGCGCCGATCTGGTGGTGCTCGACCTGATGCTGCCGGGCGAGGATGGCTTGAGCCTGCTGAAATGGTTGCGTTCCGCCGGCGGCCCGCCGGTCATCATCGTCTCGGCGCGCGGCGAAGAGGTGGACCGGGTGGTGGGCCTGGAACTCGGCGCCGACGACTATCTGGCGAAACCGTTCGGCCCGCGCGAACTGCTGGCCCGGGTGCGCGCGGTGCTGCGCAGGGGCACCGCCGACAATGCGCCGAATGAATCCGGCCCGGCGTCCGGGGTTGCCACCGGGGTTGCCACATTCGGCCCCTTTCGGCTCGACCTCGCCACCCATGTGCTGGTGTGCGATGGCCGCGAAATCAGCCTGACCTCGGGCGAATTCACGCTGCTGCGCCTGTTTCTCGAACATCCCAATCAGGTACTGACTCGCGATCATCTGATTACCCTGGTCAAGGGCTACGAGCGCGCGCCGTTCGACCGTAGCGTGGACGTGCGGGTGACCCGTTTGCGCCGCAAGATCGAGCCGAATCCGGAAGCGCCGGTCT